CTCCCGTTCTGAGTGGTGACATAACTGTGATGTCCACCGCGCCCCTATTGTAAGTAGGAAACCCAGAGGATCCCGTAGTAGCCAAGCCATAATAATTAGCTGGCGTAATATAAGGAATCTCCATCTCAACAGTAGTCATGTTAGTGTCAAACTCAACATGTGGGAGCATATACCTAGTTGTGTTGTTGTAATTGTGCATTGCTGCATAACTTGGCGACACAAGGGACATAGCTCCACTCATCGGTAAGAAGGACATCAACAACTGGCCCTGGTGGAATGGAGTAGCATTGATTTGCAACTTAATTCTCACATCCGCCCTATTCATTGAAAAACCCTTAACTTTCTCAGCAAACATGGGGTTGGTCAACAACTGGGAATCCAATCCAATGCCTGTGGTAATTGGCAAAATTGAATTGCTAACTGCCATAGCGGCTGTCCAAACTCCTGAGTACAAGAGAATAGGTTTTTCAAGGAACTGTTGTATGGTTTCCCCTCCATAATTAAGATCATGACCAATAGGTTTAGTCTCTAGCAGAGTGGACGCCAAAGGGGCATCCTCGACAAAAGTAGTAGTAACAGATTTTGTTTCCATGTTTTCAACTATTATTGTTATAAGTGCGCAGGTTTTGACAAATTAACGTCTTGATAACGACGTCTCAGACTGGATGAACAGGGAAACTTTTCCAAGCACTAACAATACGGATGTTAGCAACGCTATAGATATTCAACAAGTAAGTAAGACCCTACATTACTTTATCTCTTCTCTTATGCCGTCCCTGCGCGGACATTACGGCGCTTCGCCTCAGCACGACCTGGGGATCCCGCTTACCCGTAACTGGCACTCAGATTAGAGAGTACTAATAACTTAAATTCTTACCTACATACATTGACATCTCTATAGATTTGGAATACACAAACGGTTTTTTTATTTTGTTTTATAATTTATAATGAAATACGAACAAATAACTATGTACAAAATTGATAAACACGACAAACTGGTAGTGGGAGCACCACATTTTATTCTGGACCAGACTGTAACGTGTTCAAAAATATTTATTTATACTCGAACCTTGTTAATAACAAAGTTCGAGTTTGGAAACGGTATTGAAAGCCGTCTTCCAATTGGTGTACCTAAGTAGAACGCCATAGGCCTCCATACTCAAGAACTCCAACTGGGAGATATGCTTATCAAACGTCTCCTTCCCATGCAACGACAACTCCAACGCCACGGTATTGAGAACCTGCTCTATATCTTCTACTTTCATACTTTTGTGGAAGTAATAAAAGCTTTTATATATAGACTCAATCTCCAGCGGTGCAACGTCTTGACCATTAATTGTCTTGAAGTTGCGCTTGAGAAAGGTAGCCTGGTCCCAATCCAAGTTCACTATCGGTCGCTCAATGGGGTCAGTCTTATCATAATTGGTAATTCTGACTCCAAAGTAGCGCAACGCAGTAGCAAAGTCACATGAAGACATATTTGCGTACTCTGCACTGAGAGACATGATGACATCGTCACCTTGTGTTATCAGGACATTATCCTCAAAGAACGCATTGAAATCAAAGTCACCATGTTTATAATGTACCAACACAAGAGGTTCTACATATGCCTTACGTGGGTCCTTTTGTTCGAGCCAGTATCTAGCACAAGCGATAGCACACAACATCTTGTTAGCCTCGTCACCCATCTCACCCGTAATACCTGATCCTGAACTAATGGACCCCCACCATTCAACGAACGTACCGTCGATCAAGTGGATGGAATTACAGTTTGCGTTTCTAACCCAATTACGTAACAGAAATCCTTGTTTCCAGATCTCAGTTCCGTCATCTGCGGGATATAACGCATCCATTGTATCAAAGACCCTATGCAGTAACTGCGCAGAAACGCTCGTATCCCACTTTTTGAAGTCAAATGCTTTTAGATGTGGTCTAGTTGCCAATAATCTACGCAGAAAAGAAGCTTCTGTGTATGGATTATAACCTTTTGCGCTACCGTTGAAAAGAACAATTTTCTTATTATGCATCTGCGACAACAAATCTCCGTAAGCCATACGAGTGAAA